TAGTAAATTATAGTTTTAAACACGGTCACAATGGCTCAATCAAAAATGGCGGGGAAGCTTATGAGTAAAAGAAAGATGAATCAGGCGCTTGTACTAGGGTCATCAAATCCTGTAGAGCATAGGGCTTATCCATCAGGGGCAATTCATAATTTCTATCTGTACGGGGAAGTGACTGATCAGATTAGTGAATACGTGGATATGATTACTGTGATGGATTTAGCAGAAGAACCCGACCAGATCAATATCTATATCAACACACCGGGTGGGTCACTTGAGACTACTATTTCAATTATTCATGCTATGATGCGGACAAATGCTCATATCACTTGTCACGCAGATGGACAAGTAGCATCAGCAGGTACATTGATTTTCTTTGCAGGACATTCATTTGCAGTGTATCCTTTTGCACATGCTATGTTCCATGACGGTTCTACCATCATCGGCGGTAAATTCAGCGAGAATTTGAAGGCGGCTGTTGCTACCAGTTCTATGATCAAGAAAATCTGTATGGAAATTTATACCCCTTTCTTTTCCAAAAAAGAAGTTAAGCAGATTCTAAAGGGCGGTGATGTTTATCTTAGCTCTAAACAATTGCATGATCGGGTTGTGAGTGGGTTAGAAATTCTACAGAAACGCGAAGCCGAAAAAGAATCAGAAGAAGTATAAAACAATGAGCCACCTGTAACCGGGTGGTAGGAGATTAATAAATATGACCATCAACGAAATTGCTGTATACTACACATATATAGATATAACATCATTTCTTGCTTTTATTGTGACGTGTGTTATATACTCAAGAATCAAAACTAAACAAAGGAATCACTCTAAGTGAAAGTATCTTTTATCAATGTCAACGACATTGAATATGTAGCGCAGTACGATAAAGAGAACGTGTTCTTTACTCGAAAAAAAGAAAACCCAGATGCTAAGAAAATGGTTATCATTGAACTAGCTTACGGGGAAGTACGCAAAGCTAGGGTAATACAAAACAAGGAAATTATTCATCTTGTTGTATTGCCTAGTGTTCAGTATAATAACAATGCCCATGATATTGTACGGGCATACGCTCCGATCATTGAGGATGTGGTATTCCCATGAATAAAATTACTAATGAAATGCTTACTGTCAAGGAAGGACGAGTTGAATGCTTAGATCAGTTTATATATAGGTCTTTTGTTAATAGCCCCGCATATTCGTCTCTGGTAACAAATAATCTATTATATCAATCCAACCTTAGCAAGGACGAAATAGATGATTTGATTCGCAAAGAACATGTAGAGTTTCATAATGACTTTTTTTATGGGGAAACTAGAAAAGAGCTAATTGAAATAACCGAAAGGATTATGCAACTAATGGCACGGTATTCCGTATTGAGGTCCAACTCAGTTAATATTCCTGAGACAGAAATGCGTAAATTGTATGATGATATTCTTAATATTACAAACTAAGGAAAACCAATGCCAACATACACATACGTATGCAGAACATGCAACAAAACCGAAGATCAATTTTTGCCTATGGATAGTCGTGACAAACCGTGTGAGTTTCCTTGTAGTGAGTGTGGCAACTTTACTGTACAAAGACCTATACAGGCTCCACATATTTCATACAGTGGAAACCTCAAAACAACAAACTCATTTAATGATCGACTGAAAGATATTAAAAAGAATTTGCCACCGGGTCCAGCACAAGATAATATCAATAACCAGATTAAGTGAGTATATGAATTGGGAAGAGATTTCAAAACCAAGTGAACAAGACACGATGGGGTTTAAGCGTGAAATGTTCAACAATTTAGTTCATATGATGTGGGCAAGCTACAAAGAGTCTGGAAGCAGTGCGGAAATCGTTTCAGGTTTCCTTTCAGCAATAGAAGACTTCCCAGAGTTAAAAATCTTGTTCAATAATTATTATGAAAAAGTTGGCGAAGAAACCTTATGGTCAGATAAAATAATTATTTTAAGATTCCTAAAACGATTAACATTTGTCTATGAAAGTATGGAAGTAGAGTCTTAACTTAACTAAATAGAATTGATGAAAACAGATACGGGGTATTATGAAAACCATTATCAAAGTTTCGGAAAGTATTTAGAAATTAAAGCCCAATATGCCTTTAACCGCGTATTGGGCTTTTTTGTTATGGCGTTACAAAAATAATCATTAAAAGGTTAAACTAAAATGTCTACTAAGAAGCAAAACAAACTAAAGATCGTTGAAGGCAGTTCACCAGAAACGTACAAGTCGTATCCGGGTAAAAAGCTTACACAACATGATCTTGAATCTTTTCCTAATCCCACCACACCACAAAAGCAGTACATCGAAAGTCATTACAGCAATACCCCAGTTATTTTGCAATTGGGAAGTGCTGGTACAGGTAAAACTGCAATAGCATTGCATTGCTCATTATCAGATGTGTTTGATAACTCAAGCCCATACGATAAGATTGCTATCTTTAGAAGTGCTGTACAGGGACGAGAAATTGGGCATCTACCGGGTGACCAAGGGGAAAAGAATGAATCTTATGAAGGTCCATATGAATCATTGTGTGATGAACTATTGAAGTTCAAAAGCAATAACTATGAAAACTTGAAAGCGGCTGGGTATGTTGAATTCTACAACACTTCATTCCTACGTGGACGAACCTTTAATGATACGATTATGATTGTAGACGAATGCCAGAACATGAACTACGGTGAATTATCGACCCTTATGACTCGGGTTGGTGTACGCTCTAAAATTATTTTTTGTGGGGATGTGCGAGGCAAGCAAAATGATCTACACAAGCGCGGGGATGACTCTGGACTTGAACAGTTTCTAGCTGTAGTGTCTAAGATGGCTTCTCACACCAATGATGTTGTAATCTATACGCCTCATGATATCGTTCGGTCGGGCATCGTAAAAGAATTTCTACTAGCCGAGGAATTAGTCGAAGGGTAAAAATAAAAGGCTGATTATTTAATCGTAATCAGCCTTTTTGCTTGTGTGTTGTGAAATCCTTGTGTATAATGATCCAAACTATAACACTGATACAGGGAATACCAATGCAAGTATATGATATTATTAAAAAATTACAAGCCACATCCTCACGTAACGAAAAACAAGCCATTCTTGAATCTATCAAGGGTACTTCTTTAGAGTTAACTTTTAAAAAGGTGTGCGTTCTTGCGTATGAACCAACTATTACGTTTGGTGCCAAGGATGTAGAATGGCCTGATACCGATAATCTTATTTCAAATACACTGGATGAAAGTTCTTACTTATTGTATGAAGGTAATCTCACACTTGACAAAGCATTTGATATAGTATTGGCCGAATTAGCTACCCGTAAGATTACTGGTAATGCAGCGCGTCATCTTTTGTGTGGGTTGTACAATTCATTGAGTAACGATGATGCAAAAGTATTGCAATCTGTTATTGAGCGTGACTTAAAAGCAGGTATTTCTGCTAAGACTATCAACAAAGTCTTTGCTGATCTAATTTATGTACACCCGTATATGCGAGGATCATCATTCAGCGCAAAGAATCTTAAGGCGATTAAATTTCCATGCTTCTCGCAAACAAAAGAAGATGGGGAATATGAAGACATTATCATTACTAGTGCTAGTGGCAAACCTACTGTTGAAGTGCGCTCGCGTAGTGGTGCTATCAATAATCATTATCTATCTGATGATGTGATCGAATCATTAAAGAATCGTTCTCCTGATAACACTGTTTTAATGGGTGAGGTTCTGGTTTATGAGGATGCTACTAGACAAAAGTTAATGGAACGAGCCAAGGGTAATGGGTATCTCAACTCGAACGATGTAGACCCGGAACGACTGTTGCATACGCTATGGGATGCTGTACCCTATGAAGATTTCTTGAAAAAATCATGTAGTGTTCCATATATTGAAAGATTTGTATTATTGCAACATTATGTTAGACAATTTGCTATGGATACGGATCAAATTAAGCTAATTGACAGCCGATTTGTGGGTAACGTTGACGGGGTGATTGAACACTTTATGGAAAACGTTTCTGCTGGACTCGAAGGGGTTATGGTTAAGAATAATGAAATGCTTTGGGAAGATGGAACCAGTAAAGAATCAGTGAAAGTCAAGGTTGAATTTGAATGCGAACTTATCATTACGGGATTCAAGCAAGGCAAGACTATGGGTGAACTAGATGAAATCGTAGGCTCAATTGAATCTGAGAGCAGTGACGGCATTCTAAGCGTTAATGTAGGCGGTGGCATCAGTGACGACCTAAGAAAGCTTATGTGGGCTAACAGGGACAGCTATCTAGGTAAAATTATTACTGTTAAGAGTAATGATGTAATTACCAATGAAGCAAACCCAGAAAAAATGAGTTTGTTTCTTCCACGTCTGGTTAAGTTCAGAAACGACAAGACAGAAGCTGATTCATATGATAGAATTATGGAACAGAAAAAAGCATTTGTTCACACACTAGAAGCAATTGAGAAAAAGGGGTAAAGATATGGCAAAATCATTAATTACATTTGAGGATGTTGGGGATACGGGCGAAGTAAAAATGACCGTTGACATTCCTGATATTAATAAAGACCCAAAATACACTGGGTCTGTTCATATGATTCTATTATTGAATTACATCATTAAAAATGAGTATCATAAACAATTTGAAAAGGAATATTTTGACAATGAGGTTGCGGGGTCAGTTAATTAACCCCGCAATACCTTATCGCATGAATGAATAAGAGTAATTTGAGTAACTTTCACGAAACGATGGGTCGGGATTGCTAGTATTGTTAGCAGTCTCTACCCTAGTATTGTTACTCACGTTAGTTGTGCTTGAAGGCGCGTTAACAATGTTAGCAGACCCAACTGCATTTTTCTTATTTTCTTCCCTCATACTTCTATTTGCTTTATTCATAGTCTCTGATGTTTTGGAAGAACCAGAATCTGTGTTACCAAATAGTTGCTTATATTCTGGTTCTAATGAATTTCTAGCACTATCTGTTTTATTCATCATCGACTTAGTAGTTTCATCAATAAACCCATCAGACCGTTTAATATCACCACGACTTCTAGGAGAAGCGCTATCTTCTGAATCACCCCCACTAAAGAAAGATATAATACCATCAAACTTACTTTTAATGAATCCACTAATACCATCTTTTATACTTGATATTACTGAGTCAATTGTATCCCCTATAGATGACATAAAATCACTAGCTTCATCAAATGATGGGATTGCATCAAATATACCAACCACTAAATCAATATACCCATTGACATAAGCAACAACGCCATCAGCAATACTTTTAATGCCGTTGCCAACTGTTTCCACTACATTAGCTCTGGTAATCTCATCAAATCCAAATAATCCAGCCACAGCGTTTAAAAGATACATAGGCAGCGCAGTTACTGCATGAACAACAGAACTAATACCCTTACCAATCGTGGTTTTGATATCTTCAAACGAAACCTTTTCCATTCCAAACATACTACCAATAGCATTAAACAACATTAAGGGTATAGCAATAACTTTAGTAACAATGCCTTTAATCCCCTCAAAAATTGATTGCTCTTGTTCAGGACCAAACCCAAACAAAGACAAGAAATCATCGAATATACTCAGGTAATAATCAAACACACCCTTAATTGCATTAGATATTAATTCTTTTGAATTTTCTGGCATGAAATCAACATCCATACCAAACCAACCGAGTACAGTTCCAACAATAGAGTTGATAAGACTTAAAAAGCCGTCAACAACTGATCCTATACCAGCCGCAATTCTATCACTAATGGTTACGTCTGATTCACTCATACCCAGAATACTAGCAGCATTAAAGAACCCTTCGATGAACTGGTATATGCTGTATATGATAGCAGGGATTATAGCGGCCTTAGCAGCTAATTTAAAGATCAAGCCTGACGATGCCATGATAGGACCAAAGAAGCTCGCAATACCCGTCACAGCAGCCATGATAGCACCACCCATACCACCGCCAAGGATAGAATTAAGAAACCCGCCGTCTCCATCTGCTTCTGGATCAATTATAGGACCACCGCCCCCAGAATTGGCTTCTTCCTGTCTACGCATAGCCTCAATATGATTTATTTCATCCTGCTCTCTTTTCAATCTTTGCTCGTCTTGCATTTCTTCTTCAACACGCACAAGGTCAGATAGTGTATCATTAGTTTCCCTAGTACCATCCCCCCATACATCATTTAGAGTTACAAGTTCTTTGTATATTCGATCCAAATGCTCATTCACAACAGATGAATCTCCACCCATATTACTACCACCAGAACCGGGGGATTCTTGAGTTAAATCTGAAACTTCGGCTTCGTCATCGTCAAGGAATGAAGATGCTCTAACTTGATTATCGCGTTCTGTCCTTGATCGTTCAAGCTTTTTTCCTTTGGCGCTTTTTATGCTCTCTCCAGCAGTTTGTATCATCCGGGCACCATAGCCCAGAGCAGGGTTTGCAGTCATGATAGCAGACGTAATATTATCAAAGCTTGGTAGGAAACTACTACCACCACCACCAGACGACGATGAACTAACACCGTCTTCTAATTGTTTGGATAGATCATCACTTAGGTTGGTTAGTTTGCGAACAATATTCTTTTTAAGTTTATCACTAACACGAACATTACGATTAACTAAATCCAGAACAGTTTGATCAAGTTCTTTAATGCTTGTCTGCATCATTCTGGGTCGATTGGTGGTCTGTGCAACCAAGGCAACTTCAACTATCTGCTTTATAACAGCCTTGATGTCTTCATCCGTTTCAGCAGAACGAAGAGCGATTNCTCTTTCCATCTGCTTTTTCTGCATAAGACCTTTTATCATTGTGCTTGCGGACATTTTACTTACCTGCTTCGATTTCTTTTACTAAGTTTTGTGCCATTGAAAGGTAAATCTCTCTCTCATACGGCAGCATATTTTCAAGATCATAAAGTGTAAAGTTATTCATTATATTAAAATTCTGGTTTGGGTGAAACAAAATGCTAAAGTTATTAGTGTAATAACTTTCAATTGATTCATGGCAAACCATTAGATAAAAAAATCATTTATACCCTTGAATGTGATAGTCTCTTTCTTATTATCCAGCTTGGGCATAGTTACTTCAACCTTATGTTCTACGCTTGGCATAGCAGCAAAGAATTTATTAATCTTACCCATATTCAACATATCAATATCCTCAACAAACTCAATCATTTCTTCATCGGTAGTGTCTTCACGATTATATACATTTTCTGAGTCAAATACACAAACAATGCATTTAGAGATAAGTTCGATATCATCATTCTTATCCTTCATGGCACTAATAATATTAAGGGTTGGATATCTTAGCTGGACACCGAGATTTGTTTCTTGATCCAGTATAATCTTGTTATCAATTTTCTTTGCAACTTTTACTTTAATGTCATCAATATTTATTTCTACTTTAACAAAATCACTTTTCTCTATTCCTTTTTCATCTGTATACTTGTAACTAAACCGTGGGGTAATTAATTCACCTACGGACTTAGCACGAATTCTTAGAAAGATATCTTCCATATCAAATGAAGTTAAGTCACCTACATCAATATCATCTAGGATACAATTCTCAAGGACTTGTATTACCGCTTGGAATATTTGATCGGTATCATCTTTTTGTTGTTTTGCAAGTAAAAGAATTTTCTGTTCGGAATTCGTAAACGGTCTAAATGTAACTTTCTTGTTTAATCCAACCAAGTGATGTGTATACTTCGGGTGTTTAATTTTCGGTAACATGTTTTATCCTAATTTGTTTAGTGTGCCATCAATCAAGTCGATTATTTTTGCTTTCTGTTCATTAGATATTAATCCATTCAAGTCAAGGCTTGCTTTAATTCCATTCAACAGAGAAACAGATTTATTGATAGATTGACCGGTAGTGCTTTTTACTATGTCATCTACCTTATTATATATATTAACAGCTTCGCCTTCTAAATCAGCCCCACCCAAGAAATTTTCTTCTACAAAGTCTATACCACGCTGTACCGCTGGGTTAGATAGAATGGGTGCTAGTAAAGGACCAAATGGAGTTTGTGCCAAACCACCCACCCCAGAAGGTTGTTTCGTATCATCACTGGTCCATCTTCTATAAGTAAATGTGACATTTATTTTGTGATATTCATCAGCACTTTCGTTAGATAGCTCCATAGAAGATATATCAGTTGGGTATGCGTCTTTAATAATTACCTTATGGGTAACTTGATCCAATTCATTAAGTTGCTGAATCTCTATACTTGGTGATATATAATCATTATAGTATGAAATTTCATGAGTGTTTGGATTAACCACCATATCCATCCACTTATTAATAATGTTCTTTTCTAGAAAGTCTCGTGAAACTACAAAACCAATCTCGACCGGTGTATACGTTATACCTTGGGCAGCATTAAAATAATCTGAATTATACTTTGTTTCTGATACAACCAAAGACTTTGACGGGAATTGTGCTGTTACACACATAATATCCAAACCACGAACAATTTCTGTACCTGAGCCTAGATAGGCTTTTATTAGGTTAATACCAATTTCCCCGATTAGAGGTCTTAAGAAGTTTCCCCCATCTTGATTATCGGACTTCTCCCCGTTAAGAATCTGTTGTAGCTTCTCTGGGAGGCTTATGATAACATTAAACCTATTGGTCCTAGCTAAACCATGCTTGGTTATATGTTTCACTGATTCGTTTAGCGTAGACATATACGTTTTAACCATTTATAAATAAATTAACTATACAGGTATTTATAAGCAGAAAACTATGGCAGAAGACACAGAGTACAAAAACAAGACCGGTACAGAGCTAAAAGTATTACAAGACCTTGAAAAGTCATATTTTGAAAGTCAGGGTCCAAAGGCAAGACGTAATATTAAAAAGAGTATGGACTGGTTCAGAAAACGTGTTACAAAGAACTTTAGTAGCGTAAGAACTGCTAGAATGTTTCGTGATCAAAGCATGTTCAAGTCTGGTATGACATTAGGAAAACTATATTTTTTTGAATATGATGCAAAAAATAAAGATACATTACCCGTATGGGATAGATACCCGCTGGTAATACCATTTAATGCCTATAGAGCAAAAGATGGGGCAGAAATCGTTCTTGGATTGAACTTTCATTATTTGCCTCCAGTTTTGCGTATGGCTGCATTCAGGGCATTGTTGAAGTTCAAGACTAATGATCGGTTTAATAAAAAGACTAAGTTAGATTTTTCATGGAAGATTATATCCACACTTGCACAAAGTAAGTATTTTGAACATGCAGTTCATGCGTACAGAATGGATCATGTCAGATCAAAGTTTGTAGATATACCAGCACAAAGCTACGAACTAGTGCTTTTTTTGCCCCTTGCGCGCTGGCAGAAAGGTTCAAAATTAGAAGCTTGGAAGATGTAAGCACACACAAAAAAGGGAACCNNNNGGTTCCCTTTTTTTACATCCTACATCTTATACTTTCTTGACGCTAGTTGTTTTCAGTGTCAATGCTTCTTTTGAATCAGCCAAACCCATTTGCTTTGCAGCTTTAATAGTTGCTGATCGAACATCAACAGCCTTAACAGTGATAGGCTTTGATGTAAACTTTACACCACTTGCAGTAGTGGGCTTAAAAATAACTTCCCATTCTGGCTGGGTTGCTTCTTCTAGAAATTGCTTATACGGTTTCATTATTTTATCCTTATATTAATTTGTATCTCTATTTATAAATCAATTCATCCAAGCTTATCATATTTATGACAAGCATTATCTTTAATCAGTTGTCGGTGCTGAATCCAGCCAGAAAAATTACCTGACCAAAGAATCCCATCACCATCACAATGTGTTGTCCCCTCATCCCAATTCTGGCTAACATTTTCGTAGATAGTTAATTCCATTGGACTTGCTCTTTAAGCATAATTGAATTAAACGAAAGTGTCATCATAAATTAATCTCATAGAAACGAAATCCCCTTACTATAAGGATATTATCTCATAGCGAGGGGAGTCAAGAAAAAATGCTTGTAATCCTTTTAAATGATGATTATACTAAATAGAGTCGTAGAACAATTTCAAGGAAATTTTATGTATAAATCATTACTGCATTCTTTACCACACAATAAACATTATTTAGACAGATATATTATGTTTATAGAATTTTGTATTAATAAAAACACAAACTACAATAAAGAGAAATTACAAAAGCACCATATATGCCCAAAAGCAAATGATATGTTTCCTGATTATATCTGTTTTGTTTCTAACCCTTGGAACAAAGCCCCA